AGGTGTACTCCGCCGTGATGGACGCGACCCGGTACTCCCCGCGCGGTCAGCAGGCAGCCGAGTTCAAGGTCGGCATCAGCGACCTGGGCTACTGCCAGGAACGGGTCAAGCGGATGCTCCACCAGGAGGTGCCCGACGACACCGACCTGCTGCCCGCGTTCATCGGCACCGCCCTGGGCGACCACCTGGAAGCGGCGTGCAAGAAAGCGTGGCCGGACGCGATCACCCAGGCGTTCGTCACCGTCCCGCTGATCGGGGACAGCGGCGTCTACCACGTCAACGGTCACCCCGACCTGCTCCGGCCCACCGGGCTGGTGATCGACTACAAGTCCACCCGAGGATTGGAGGTGGTGCGCCGCACCGGACCCAGCCAGCAGCAGCAGATGCAGCGCCACTGCTACGCGAAGGCAGCGTGGCTGGAAGGCATGTTCCCCGGTGTGCCGCTCGACCAGGTGCAGGTCGCCAACGTGTGGCTCGACCGGGCAGCGGACGACCGTGAGGTGCACGTCCAGATGGAGCCGTACTCCGAGACCTGGGTGGAGTCGGCGGCACGGTGGCTCGACGAGGTGGTCTACGCCTACGTCAACAACCAGGACGCGATGAAGGAACCGCCCCGGGAGGTGTGCGCCAAGACCTGCGGGTTCTACTCCACCTGCCGGGCGCTCGACACCGACGTGACCGGGCTGCTCACCGACCCGGAGGCGCTGGCCGCGATCGAGATGTACCGGGAAGCCACCGAGGCGAAGTCGGCGGCGAACCGGCGGCTCAACCAGGCGAAGGCCCGGCTGAACGGGGTCAACGGCAACACCGGGCAGTACAGCGTCCGGTGGGTGCTGGTCAACGGCGGCGACGTGTCCTACCACCGGGACGACTACCTCAAGTTGGACCTGCGGAGGATGAAGTGATCTGCCCCGAGTGCCGCAACGGCAAGCACGACAACTGCCAGGGCGACGCCTGGGATAACGAGCGGGACCGTCCCACGATCTGCGAGTGCTGGCAGTGGCAGCACGAGCCGTTGCTGGAGGAGGAGCAACAGCGATGAACGTCATCGACACCGGGCTGCTGCCGCCGATCGAGCACCGCCGGATGTGCCGGATCACCACCGTGCACGACGCCCACTGGTGGCAACCCGACCACGCGCACCACTCGTCGTTCTGCCCCGGCGTCTCCATCCCCTGGGGTTACCGACTGGTCAAACAAGAGGAGCAACCGGAATGAGCCACACCTACGACACCGAACACCTGCCGCCCTACGACCTGCCGGGCTGCCCGTGCCTCAACCACCAGATGTCAGCCGAGTGCACCTGCCTGTGCCCCCACGACGGGTCCAGCCCCGACGACCTGCCCGGCCAGGAAGCCGAAGCCGGAACCAGGTTCGCCTACCACGCGCTGATCATCCCCACCGACGGGCTGATGGACGTGCTGCACTCCGACCTGGAGATCGAACCCCGCTCGTGGCTGGAAGCCCACGGCCAAGGCACGTTCGTGTCCATCCGGATCAACCGGGACCACCACCAGGTGAAGGTCGCCTACCTGCTGCACCCCGGCGACAAGGCCAACCCCCGGGCCATCGACGTGCTGGCGCGTCTCACCGGCGTGTTCGTCGACCTCACCGGTAACGTCGCGTTCATCGGGATGGAACCGGAGGAGGTCGTCGAAGTGCTCTCCCATGTCAGATGATCCTTTAGGTCGACCTAAACTCCTCGACCTTCCCCACCTGGTGGACAGCGACCTGGACACGTCGTCGCTCGGCGCCCTGTACCTCGGCTCGAACGGCTACGTCTACTACTCCCGGTGGGCGAACGGGGCCAGCCAGCCGTACCTGTTCCACAGGTGGGTCGTGGATGCGCCGCCCGGCAGCGTGGTCGACCACATCAACGGCGACAAACTCGACAACCGACGAGCCAACCTGCGCATCGTCACCAACCAACTGAACCAAGTCAACCGCAAGCGCCTGAACATGAACAACACGAGCGGACACCGGGGCGTCAGGCGGAGCAACGCTTCACGGAAGAACCCGTGGCTGGCGCAGATCATGGTCAACCGCCGGGCTATCTACCTCGGCCTGTTCCCCACGGTCGAGGCAGCCGTTGCGGCTCGCGCAGCCGCCGAGATGGAGCACTGGGGCGAACTATGTCCGTGAGTCGTCCACGGTTGCTGGACTTGTTTCTGCGGGGCAGGCGGCTGCTCGGTCGGGTACTACCGGGCCGGGTTCCAGGTCGAGGGCGTGGACGTGGCCCCGCAGAAGAACTACCCGTTCCCGTTCACCCAGGCCAACGCGATGGACGTGCTGGCCGACCCGGCATGGCTGAACAGGTACGACGTGGTGCACGCCTCCCCACCGTGTCAGCGGTTCAGCCGGGCCACCGTCGGGTCCGGTGACCCGGAGCGCTACCCGGACCTGCTGACCCCCACGCTGGACCTGCTGCGGGCGTGGGGCGGCACCTGGGTGATCGAGAACGTGCCGAGGGCGCCGCTGCCCGGGGCGCTGATCCTGTGCGGGTCCGAGTTCGGGCTCTCCGCCCACGACCCGGCCAGCAACCGGACCCTGACCCTGCGACGGCACCGGCTGTTCGCGTCCAACGCCTACCTGATGGGCGCCGGTGGCTGCCACTGCGCCAACGACCGGCACTACGGCAACATCGGCGGCGTCTACGGCGGCGGGGCGCACGACCGGACCCACGCCCGGGAGGTGCGCCGGGGCGGCTACACCCCGCTGAACGCGATCCGGGCCGCGATGATGGGCGTCGACTGGCCGGTCACCCAGGTGGAGTTGGCCCAGGCGATCCCACCCGCCTACACCCAGTTCATCGGAGAGCAGTTGATCGGTCACCTGGCCTCCGCCAACCAGCAGATGAATCTGTTCGAGGAGTTCGGATGAGATACCCGTACGCAGCCAAGCAACTGCTCCGCGAGATCGAGGGCATCGACCCGTCGGTGAAGGTGGAGGCGGGCTCCGACCTGGACGGGCTCGGGGTGATCCGCACGTTGCGGTTCGACGGGGCGACCGCTGACTGGCTGTGCCCGTCCCTGCAAGCGTGCGACGACGACCGGATCGTCGGTCTCACCCACGACGAACGCGGCCTACTGGTGACCTTCGTGGGGGACCGGCACGCCGACGAACGTCACCCGTTCCTGCTCGCCGAAGCCTACGAGGTGCTGACCAGTGATGATGACGCTGCTGACGATCATGCTGATCTACCTGCTGAGCCTGCCGATCCTGGCGTGGGCAGCGACGAAGATGGTCAGTAGAGCCAGGCGGTACACGTTCCGGTCACGACCTGACCGGGCCACGCCAGACCGTCGGTCAGATGGAACGCCGTCGCCTTGATGACCGCCCCGGACACGAACGGGATGACCCGCAGCGCCAACGTCCCAACCTCCTGGAAGTTGACCGAGATGATCCCGGCCCGCCCGGTCAGGTCAGTGGTGGTCAGCAGGGTGATCTGCCCGCTGGCGTCGGTGGTCGCGCTGACCTGCTTGACGTAGTAGGTCAGCGGCGCCCCGGCGACGTACGGCCCGGACAGCCGCAGCAGTTCGTTGCCGCCCGGACCGGCGACCAGCCGCATGTCGTAGTTGTCCTTGACCGCCGACCACTTGGTGCCGTCCCAGTAGTCAACCTTGCCGGGCACCGAGTCCAGCACCGACAGCGTGTTCAGCATCGGCGCCGGGGCAGCCCCGGTCCGGTCGGCGTCGTTGACGAAGTGGCGCACCAACTGGTTGATCCCCGGGTCGGTCATCCCAACCCCGGCCAACTCGCTGATCAGGAACTTCGCGCCGTTCGACACCACCCGCAGCGGGGCGCCAGCGGACCCGTCGCCGACCAGCGTGCCGTCGTGCTGCACCGCACCAGCCGGGGCGGTCACCGGGTCCTGCGGCACCCACTGCGCCAGCGACGAGTTCCAGCCCAGCACCTGCCCGTTCGCGGGGGTGGGGGCGGCCACGTCCGGCAGGTCGCTGATCGTGGCGGTCGGCGCGAAGTTCACCCCGAGCAGCCACGGCGAGTCGATCGTTCCGTCGCCGGACAGGTTGAGGTCGAACACCTGGTTGTCGACGACCTGCAAGTCCATGTCGGCGCTGATGACGAACGGGTCCTGCGGGGAGCCGGAACCGCCCACCACCACGTTGCTGCCACCGGACACCTTGCAGGCGCAGGAACCGGTACTTCCACAGCAGGACGGCATCCTCAGCCCCTCACGTTTTGATCATCTTGTTCATGGCGATCCACGGCATCATGTTCGTGTCCGTCGCGCCCACACCTGCGGCGGCCACCGTGGCGACCGGGACAGCGACAGCGGGGACCCCGACCGCACCGACGGCGTGCTGGTGGTTCGCGCTGATCCCACCGGTGGAGAAGGCGTGCGCGTGGTTCGCGGTGACCCCACCCAGGTACACCTGGGCAGCGGTGCCAGCCGCCGACGGCACGTTGTTGATCTCGTTGATCCGGTAGGTGTTCGTCGACGCCGACGTGCCGGTGTTGCCGTTGTACTTGAACGCGATGCCGTGGGTGTGGTCCGCGTTCTGGTAGCCGGTCCCACCGGAGTGGACGTGGTCAGCGGACACCGTGCCGGTGTAGCCGTGCTCGTGGGTGCCGTGGTCGTGCACCCCGTGGTCATGGGAGCCGTGACCGTGGCTGATGACCGCGCCGTCCTGCGCGCCACCCTTAGTGCCGATCACCCGGTTCGTCAGACCGGTCCCAGCCCCAGCGCCCAGCGACACTCGGCTGCGCAGGTCCGGCAGGGTGAACGTGGTGCTGCCGTCACCGGCCCCGTACTTGGTGCCGATCACCGAGAACAGCCCGGAGAACTCGACCCGGGCCACCGCCGCCCCGTTACACAGCAGCCAGCCCACCGGCGGGGTGTCCCCAGCGAAGTCCAGGACCGCCCCGGTGGGTGCCCCGGCGCCACCGGCCGGTGCCTGCGACAAGTCGGCGGCCAGCAGGTACGGGGCCTGCGCGGTCCCGTTGCCGGTCAGCGTCAGGTCGACGCTCGCGGTGTCCCGCACGGTGAGCACCGTCGGGGTCGTGGAGATGACGTACGGGTCAGTGGGTGTGCCCGACCCGGAGACGGTTGATCCGAGGCCCCCGTTGATGGTGCAGGAGCAGACGTTGGAGGCGCAGCCACAACGAGCCATTCGGACTCACCTCACGTTGTTACGGGTTCACACCGCCTGGGGCTCCGACCTGGCTTTAGGCGAACCTAAAGACCGACCGGCCGTCGTACACCGCCCAGGCTAGGGGGTGCCGTCGTCCACCGATAGGGAACCGGGCTCATGGTCTGCCGGGATCGGCTCGTATTCCACCGGGGGCGGGGGCTCCGGCTGCAACGAGTCCGGCCCCGGAATGTCCGGCGGTGGGGGAAACGCGCCGAAGTCGGGCTCGGACGGTGTCTCGCTCATCACTTCTCCTTCGGGTGAGCCGGCATTGCCTCTGGCTCAGTCTGCTTGAACGGCTTGCCTGACCGGCCGGTGGCGTGCGGGCTGGCGGCTTCGCTGAACGAAACGTAGAGGACGCAGCCCTCGTGGAGCACCCAGCCCTGGACCAGTTCCTCCGCTTCGGCCAGGCTGCTCACCTCGAAGGTGACCTGCACCGATCCCATGCCTGCCATGCGGGCTCCTAAGCGTCGACGGGGTAGAAGATTTGGTCGAGCGAGACGTAGGCGCTCGCGCCCTGCACGAACAGGACGGTTCCGGTCGTGGTCACGTCGATGCGGGGGACCACTGTGCCGTAGGAGTCGACGCCCATGATGAAGATGCGCTGGTCCGATGGTCGGAAACTGACCGGCACGGTGGAGAACTGGCCGAGCCCTGCACCGGCGCGCATCAGGCCCTTGAGGTAGACGACATGGCCGATCTTGCGGAACGCCGGGACCGGGAAAGC